TCCCACGCGAGATCGATCACGGGTCCGAGCGCGTAGCCGGGATCGCGCGGGTCGAAACTCTGGCCGTGCCAATTCACCTTGCCGAGAATCCGCACGCAGTCGTGGCCGTGCTCGAACATCCACTGAAAATTTTGTCGGACGCGATCGGGGCCTTCGCGCATGTAGCCGCCGATCGCCCACATCAGCGTCGTGCCAAACGGCCACCAGGGTCCGGCGTCGTCGACCCACTGATTGCGGTTCAGTCGGACGAGGCCGGATCGTTCAAAAGGGCGGACGTGGCTCTTGACCGAGGTGTAGTCATCGACCTCGAGGCCGACGCCAGTCGGGTTGGTGAGGTACAGGACGCCGCGCAGCCAGAGCAGTTCTTTGTCGTTCTTGAAAAACGTCAGCCTGGCGCCGTTGCCGTTCGGCGTGCCGTCGGGAATGTCGAACGCCCAACCCTCGCGCCCGGAGGGATGCGTGGCCGGATAACTCTCGGCGGTCCAGCCGGAATCGTGGGTCAGGGTGGCGTGCGTCGCGTCGGATGGGGGAAAGACGTAACACGGGTCCATAGGTGCCTCCGCAGGGTGAGTGGTTGACGACGAACAAGCGCGCGTCGAGCGCGCGGGCGTCCGTCGGCCATTGGCGAAGGCCCGAAAAGCGAGTGACAGGCTAGGTCACAGTCAGATCGTGCTGGCGCACCAGCACGCGAGCCCGAGCGGAATCGGCGCGCGTCCCAGTGGGATGCCGATCACCTCGAGCAGGAACAACACGATCGCGACGATCTTCAGGAGCAGCGCGATGTACGGTGGTGTCATGACAGGTCCTCACACGGGGTAAATAAATTCGCCGTTGAGTCGCAGTGTGCCGCCCGAGGGCGTGTCAGGGGCGCTAATGGTCGCGACCGCTTGACCCGAACCCGAGGCGTTGATGTAGGCCGAGGAACTACTACCCGCGACCATCGGCGTCAGGTGCGTATAGCCCGCCTTCGTGATGCCCGCCCACAGCAAACCGCCACCGGGTGATTCCTGCGAGGACGAGTTCGGGAGCGGGAGCCCGCCAATGCGGAGCCCGCCCGAGGCCGTCGTGAACGTGAACGTCGAGGTGATCACCACCATGCGCGCCACCACGAAGCCGCCGGCGCGACACCACGTCCCGACCTGGGTCGCATACGCGACGCTCAAATTGCCCGGCGTGTCGAAAGTGACCGTCGGGGTCCACGTCGCGACATTCGAGTAGAGAAAATTCAGATTGTCCCGAATCTGCGTGTTCATCATCGACGCCGTGACGAGCTCGCCGGGAACCCAGGTGCGCGGGAGTGTCCACGCCATCACGAGACTCCAATCGAATGTTCTGCGTTTTCGGCGATGAGGGTCGCGACCGATTCGCCGATCCAGTTTTGCTGTTCGCGCATCGGCCGCAGCAGGAGCACGCGTTCGATGTCGCGCCAGTGCTTCGGAAATTCGATGCGTTCGTAGATGTTGCCGCACCAGATGCAGCACGCGATCGGGAGTTCGGGCCGCGTCAGCAGGCCCGCGCCACAGACGCAGTGACAGAGCCAGCGGCCATGTTCGACGCTCGCGGGCAGCGGACTCCAGACGTGTTCGCCGCGGGCGGTCGGGTTGAGATTGACGCGATGCCAAGCGAGATAGTCGGAGATGTAGCGCACGCGTTGTCCATCAGGCAACGTGAACTGTTCGGGTCCGAGCAGTGTGATGAACATCACGCCTCCATCCGCGCAAAGCGCGGGTCGTCGTACGAGTAAACGAGGACCTGGCGCGCGAGCCGTCCCACGGTGGCGCGCAATGCAGGGATTTCCTCGAAGCGCCGTGCCGAGACGACGATCGTGTCCACGGGATTCACCAACGTCTCGAGGGCGCGGAGGTCGCCACAGCGAATCCCCGGATGCTTCGCCGCTTTGTGCGCGTCCACTTCGATGCCGTAGACCGGTCGGAGAAACGTCGACGCGATCCGTTCCATCAGCAGGCCATTGCCCGCGCCGAGGTCGAGCACGGCGCCGCGGGGCGGCGAGCTGCGGAGCGCGTCGAGGATCATGGCGTGGCCGGCGTCCTGCGTGGCGCTCGAGGGAAAGCCATTCTCCTGCGGCGTCCGCATGTCCGCGGCCGAGTAGGGGAACACCAGCCCGCGCGCCCCTTCGGGCGGGTACGTGGACCCGCGTCGCTGGACGATGCGCTTGTCCGTGGTGTAGCCGGTGCGCGTGACGATCTTGACGACGGGGTAGCGGATCTCCGCGGCGCCGTGCAAGGCGGACCATTCGATCGGCCACGACAAGACCGCATCGATCGTGGCGGCATCCTCCGCGTCGAGCAACGTACGGTGCGCGGCGCCGAGCGCGGCGCTCGCGCGGCACGTGAACGAACAGGGGAGGTGCATGACCCACCGCAGCCCGAGCCAGCGGCCGAGGATGTTGCACTCGAGCGGACCGTCGGTGCCATTGGTCGCCATCTGCCAGGTGGTATCGCCCGCACCTTGTGCCCACGTCGCGGCGAAAAAGGCGCGGCAGCAGCGCGGAAACCCAAGCAGCGCGCCGATCGCCTCGTCGTCGGTGCGCGCGTAGGCGTCCGCGAGCTCGTGGGCGCCGGGACCAATCGCGAAGCGGTCGGGCGCGACGGCGACGATCGGCAGGCGCGTCGGTTGGACGTGCCGGGTGCCGAAGACGAGGCCTGCGCGGCGGAATCCCGCGACCACGGTCGCGACCTCGAGGTGCAGCCAGGCGTCGGCCGCGTGCGCGATGCGCGCCTCCCAGGCGTGTCGGGCCGCGCCCGAACTCCACATCCGTCGGCTGAACTCCGCGTTACGTGTCGCCATGTGGCGTGTCTCCGTGCATCACCGTCGTCCCCGCGTCGCCGTGGATCTCGAGCCCGGCGTCCGTGTGGTGATAGCCGTCCGGCGCGTCCCAGTGATCGCCATGCTCCTGCGCGCCCTGGTCGGCGGGATGGCCGTGGAGGATGCCGATCGCCTGCTCGATCGACAGGTTGCGCCCCTCGCGCCAGGCGTTGAGCATGATCGCTTCGAGGGCGGGCAGTTCCGGCGATCGTGACACGGGCGTGACGCCCGCGGCGATCAAGTCCCGTTCGACGCGGTCGAAGAGGCGCATCCACACGCCGCAGTGTTCCGTGCGATTGCGCCAATCGCCGTCGATCGCGGTGCCGGGACATTGCCCTTTGCACGCGATGAAGAACCGACAGCCGCGACACCCGTGGTCCGCTTGCGGGGTGTCGTAGAGCACGAGCTGTCGCTCGAACCCTTCGGTCTCGGCCTTCTGCCAATCGACCCCGTCTTTGTTCGTACGCCCGCAGTTGATGTTCTCGCCGAGCCCGTTGATGCCGCGGACGGCGCGCGTCGTGTAGGGATCGCACGCGTTCCAGATGCACGTGACGCCGCCGCCCGTGCTGTCTCGACCGCGCAGGAGCTTGTCGAGGTCACTGAACACGTCAAGATGCAGACGCGGGTGCCGTTGCCCAAAGTGCGCGAGGTCGAGCATGGCGGCGACATTCTCGTTCTCGGTGAGCGCCCACTGGCGCCGCACTTCGGCGGATTCGACTTCGAGTAAGTGCAGCCGCACGTACCGGACGCCCTGGTCGTGCAGGTCGGCGAGCCACGCCTTCAGTCGATGCAGTCGTGTCCCGACGCCGTTGCCGCGGTGGAGCGTCACGATGAGACTCGGCGCCTGGTGGCGCGCGCAGAGCTCGTGGATGGCCCATTCGCTCCGAGCGGTGAGGGCGCGCGTCTTCTCGAGCGTGCCGGCGCTGCGCACGTCGTTGAGTTCGTCAGGACCGTCGATCGAAATGCCCACGCCGACGTGGTAGCGCGCGAAGAGCGCGAGGTGCGCCTCCGTGATCAGATTGCCGTTCGTCTGAAGCCCGGTGCTGCCGTACTGCTCGAAACCCCACCGGCACATCTCCTCGAGGTCGGCGATTGGCATGAGCAACGGTTCGCCGCCGAAGAGCGAGAACTGGTAGCCCTCGGCGGCGAGCCCGCGTTTCATCGCCGCCAGGTCGTAGCCGGGCGCGAAGTTGCCCGCCGCCCGCATCGGATCTTCGTAGCAGTACGCGCACTGGAGATTGCACTTCACGCCAACGGGATTCAGTTCGATGCTCAATTCGCGTCTCCGTGGGCGGTGTCATCGTGGTTGTCGGCATGGGCCGCGTCGCCGTGCGCGACGTCGACATGCGCGACGTCGGCGTGCAACACGTCGGCGTGCAACACGTCGGAGTGGCTCGACGCGTCGTTGTGGGCGATGTCGACGTGGGCGACGTCGCCGTGCGGGACATCGTTGTGCGGCACGCTGTCACTGAAGTCCTCGTGCCGCTCGTCAATATGGGGGCTGTCGCCGTGCGCGTCGCCGTGCGCCTGGTCGGTGTGCGTATCGCCGTGGTCGCCGAAGGCCACGCCATGCGCGGCGTCGAAGAAATCGCCGTGATAGTCGAAATGGTCGTCGAGGTGTTGCACATCGCTATGACTGTTATCGGTGTGATCCTCGAAGGGATCATCCGCGTGCTCATCGAGATGGGCGACGTCCGTGTGCGCGCGATCGCTGTGCTGCGTATCGCTGTGGGCGGTGTCGCCGTGCGTGCTCCCATCGCCGTGCAACTGGTCCTGGTGCAAATCGTCGGTATGCGTATCCACGTGCGCGCTGTCGCTGTGGAGGCTATCGCCGTGGAAGTCGGCGTGGTGAACATCGGTGTGGCCGACGATGAGTCCGAAGCCGAGCCGCGTGTTGATGTCGAGTTCGCCGCGGCCGACGACCTCGAGCTGCCAGAACTGGCGCCCGTCGATCGGCAGTGACAGGGTCCATTCGGTTTCGACGTGCGTGGCGTAGATCGTTTCGCTGATGCGTTCAATGAAAAACGATTTCTGCACGCCCGTCACGGGTTCGGTGATGCCGATGCGATCGCTGACTTCCCGCGCGAGACTGCGGGCCAGTTCGGGGCTGTTCTTCATGCCGATCACGCGCCGGAAGGCCTCGACCTGCGTGAGCGGTTGCGCCCGCGTGAAGATGATGTACTGCCCGACTTCGATGCCGAAATTCGGGTCGGCCTGATAGGGCATGTCGACGTTCAGCGGATTGAGCCCGAACCGGTCGATGCTGCCTTGATCTTTCTGCATCGCCTGCACATCGCCGTAATCGAGCAGCGCGCGCCCGCGTTGTTGGAGTTTGGTGAGCCAGCCAGGGGTCGAGCCGCCGAGCGTGACCGTGAAGGCCGTCGCGTTGCCCGAGAGCCCGACCGCGACGGTGAGCGCCGCGGTGAGGTCGATCCCGCTGCCGTCCTGGGCGCTGTTCGCCACGTAGTCGGTGCCGCTGACGAGCGACACGAGACTGACCGCGCCGACGCGCACGTCGGGATTGGTCGGGTCCGTCCACGTCCCGAGCACGTCGACCGGCTGACCGACGGCGAGCTGCATCGGTTGGTTGAGACTAAAGAGCACGGCGTTGCTGACGGCACTCGGCAAGCGCGGATGCACGGTCGTCTGCGTGGAGTTCGCGACGGTGTCGGCGGTCCGCGGCGCCCCGAAGCCGTGCGTGTCGGGGAAGGTGTCGATGTCGGCGGTGCGCGTGGCGCGTCGCGTGCGACTCTCATAGACGAGCGTGCCGTTGCCGCGCTCCCAAATCCGATCCAGGCCACTCAGCGCCAGGCGGTAGAGTTCGTCGTTCGCGTGCGTCTCTTCATCGCGAATCCGATCGAGGATGTACGGGTACACGTCGGCGCTGAGATCCTTCTCAATCGCTCGCGGCTGCGAGAACGTCGGCAGCGAATCAATGATCGTCTGAAAGACGTCATCCCCCGACGCGTCGAGCAGAATCGGCAGGTCGCCGAGGCGGGTGCGCGCGGCGAGCCCCATCCAGCCGATCGCTTCGCAGTCGACGCCGAAATTCTGGTGCATGCCCGGCTGCGGGTTGATGTAATCGAGATAGCCGGTGAACCGCACGTACTCGGCCGCGCCGATCGTGATGCGGACGCGCACGCCGATCATCAGTTGAAAGCCTGCGCGACAGTTCGCGTGATCGGGGCTGTAGTAGCCGATGAGATGCACGCTGTTCGTGATCGCGTTGTTGAGCACGAAATTCAGCGTGCCCGTGTCGGCGATGCAATCGGCGACGCCGTTGCCGGGGAGCCCGCGATCCCATCGCAGACCGTCGGCGAGTCGCCAATCTTTGACCTCGGTCCACCCGTTGCCGCGTCCCGAAAATTCCATTTCGAGAAAGATCGAGGCGATGGGCGGCGGCGGCGGGGCGAGACTGCCGATCGTGATCGCCCACGTGGCACTGACCGATACTCCGGCGAGCGTGGCCGCGCCGGTGCCGCGCAGCACCGCCGGCGTGCTCGTCCAGGTCGCGATCGCGGGCGTGGCGGCGGTGAGGGCCACCGATCCCTTCGTCAGCGCGGCGGGGGTGGCCGTCCACGTCGCGACGACCGGCACGCCGCCAATTGCGCCGCTGCCCGAGGCCGTGAGCGTCGCGGCCGTCGCCGTCCACGTCGCGACCGGCTTGGTCCCGGTGAGCGCGGTCGCGCCACTGAGGGTCGCGGCGGTGATCGCCCACGTCGCCGCTGCGGGACCGCCACTCAGCGCGACCGGACCTTTCGCGATCGTGGCGGCCGTCGCGGTCCATGTCGCCGTCGCCGGTCCGCCGCTCAACGCTTGCGGCGCCGCAAACGAGGCGGCGGTGATCGCCCAGGTAGCGACGGGTTTCGTGCCGCTGAGCGCGACCGCACCCGAAGCGACGAGCGTCGCGGCGGTAATCGCCCAACTCGCGGTCGCGGGTCCACCGCTGAGCGCAGCGCCACTGCTCGCCTGTTTGTAGGTGACGATCCCGAGGGTGTAGGCGCGGCCAGCAGAGAGCCCGGTGACCGCCGCATGGCGCACACCCGTCGCCGATTGCGCGCCGTTCGCGTCGTAGACGGTGTAGTTGGAATTGGCTGATCCGCCAGTCGTCCCGCCGCGTTGCCCGCTGGTGGCGGTATCACCGCCCCACGTCCCGGCCGCATCCGTGTTGGGACCTCGGGTGCAGAGAAAGCCGATCAGGATCTCGGCCGCTGCCGTGGTCGTGCCGGTGTTACCGGAGTCCGCGCTCGTCGCGCCGGCCGAATCCGTCGTCGAATGCTGATCGAAGGGACTGGTCGTGTCGAGATTCGTGAGCGAATTAGCCGTGCCCGCGATGCCCACCCCTGTGAGTGCCGTGCCGGTGGAGGTGAGATAGCGGAGGTTCCCGGTGACCGTACTGCCGGTGTTATTGAGCCAGCGAAAGACGCTCAGATAGGTGTTGGCGTTCGCAAAGAGTCCCTCGACGTTGACGTCTTTCGTCATCTCGTTGCCGTTGAACTGCATGCGGCGCGAGTTGGCGTTGTCGTTGCCAGCGAAGAGCGAGACGATCAACGTCTCACCGTTGGGGACCGAGATGCTGCTCAGGATCGGATCGGTATTCGATTTGGTGGCGAAGGTGCCTTTAGCGGTGACGACGACCGTCGGGGTGAAGGTGACGACAAGTTTCGGATCGTTCGCCGTGCCGGTTTGATCGGCGTTCCAGTGCTCGATGAAGATCAGATTCCCCGAGGTCGACCACGACGGCGCCACCGCCGCGACGTCGTAATTCGCGTTGCGCTCCCCGAACCGACTGATCCCGCTCTTGTTGATGTTCGCGAGGCCGTTGGCGTTGAGGAGGAAGTCGTTGTAGCCGGAGGTGCTCCACGCCGTGACATTGATGGCCGTGCTGAACGCCGTGCTGCCGACTTGCGTGAAGTCCGCCGCGACGAGGGCATTATTCGAGGCGGGCGTGGCGCCGTACACATTGAAATTGGGATTGGATCCGTCGTTACTCTGGCCGCTGCCGAAAAACGAGAGCGTCGCGGTCGAGATCACCGCGCCCGTGCCGAGCGCCGCGGTGTTGTAGGTCGAGATGCCCCGCCAGAGGCTCGAGAACGTGTTGCTGACAGTGCCGTCTTGCCAGCCCACCGACGCGTTGTGCGTCGAGACCACTTCAGCGGTCGTGCCCGCGCCGGCGATGATCGTCGCCCAGGACACGTTGCCGCCTGGCGAATTCTCCACGCGCCCGTCGACGGTCGTGGCGCCCGATCCGGCGTCAGGATAGAGGGGGCCTAAGGTATCGAAGCCGAGATTCCACGCCGGCCGGAAGCGATTCGCGATCGCCAGATCCCATAGGTGACACGCGCGCCAGAACGGACGCAAACCGTAATAGAGCCGCTTGGCAAATTTATCGTGCGTCCGAAAATCGGCGGTGAAGGTGCCGTCGTTATTCGCGACGACGTAGGCGTGGGGGAGTAGCCGGACGATGCGCCCGCGATAGCCGACATCGTGCGGACGAATGCACAGCAGCCACCGGAACCACCGGCCGAGGATCGGTTCCTCGAGGATGAGCAGTAAGAGCCACTGCCACCGCTCGAACCACGCAGCATCAAACATAACCGTTTGGCTCGCGTCCGGTTTACTCCTGCAACGAGAACAGCGCCGCCGCCGATCCGACCGTCGGCGGCGTGTACGTGAGATCGCTGCCATTGGTCGGCACGTCGGTCACGTCGATCACCGCGATCGGCGTCGAACCCGCATCGTTCGTCACGAATTTGAAAATGACGACATACCCCACGGTACTGCCCGCCGCGACCGCTGCCCAGGTGATCGCCGCTGACGAAAAGTCGATGCGATCATCCGTGGTGTTCTTCGTGCGCGTTTTCGAGGCGAGCGTCTGGTCCGTGCCGATCACCGTGTAGGGCGTCATCGTCGTATCGTCTTTGTTGGGCGTGACCGACGAGGCGACGAGACGCGCTTTGATCGTGTCGCTCGCCCAGGTGATCGTGCCGTTCGCCAAGCCGTTCGCGCCCTCATTCGTCACAAAAGAAGCCATCGAAAAACCCTCCTTTAAACTTAGTTAGCCCGTGATCCCGACGAGGCCATCGGTCACGGCGCGGCTGATAGTGCGAGGCAGACGGTTCATCGCGCGGGTGAGCTGCGCGAGCTGGCGGCTCACATCGCTGTCGCGTGTGCTTGGCGAGAAGGTGGCGCGTTCGGGTCCCGCCTCGCCCGCGAGGAACAACGTCGGTTTGGTGACGAGGAAATCGCCGCCGCGCGCCATCGGAATCGCGGGGCCAGGGTAGGGCTGCGGTTGCCCGTGACTCGGCATATCCTGCGCGTTCGTCCAGTCGAAGACGACCGGCACATGAATCGCGTCGGGCGTGATTTGATTGAGTGCGGCCTCGAGCGCCGCCGCCGCATCGTCGGCTTCTTTCTCGATCGCTTTCTTTTGCGCGGCGATCTGATCATCGAGGACACCGAGCTGCGCGCGCTGTGCGGTTTCGATCACGCCCATCACTTCCTCGGGCGCTTCCTGCGAGACCTGCGTCCAGAGCGCATCGCGCCGGGACATCAGGTCTTCGAGGCCTTTCTGCATTTCGTCCAGGTGTTTCTTCGTCGCCTCGGTGTTGATGCCGAGGGCGGCAGCTTGCGCTTCCTGTGACGCCTTGAACGCGGCGGCGAGCTGGTCGGCGGTGTACGTCCCCTGCGCGAGCATGAAGTCGTAGACGTCCTTCGCGTCCTTCGCCATCTGCTCGAGCTCCGTTTTCGAGGGGCCGAATTGCGCGGCGCCTTGTTGCAGTTTTTGCTGCTGTGCGAGCGCGTCCTGAAGTTTTCGCACCGCGGCGGTGGTGGCGTCCGCGCCTTGTTTCTCCGCGGCCCACATCGCCTTGATGTCCTTCTGTGCTTCCTCGACGGTCTTGCCTTCGGCCACGTAGGCGGCGCCCACCGCGTTGATCATCTTTTCGGCGCTGCCAAACCCTTTTTCAAAACTCGCGACGGCATCGCGTCCGGCGAGTTCCGCTTTCGAGGGTCCGCCGATGCCAAACAAGGCGTCGACCAATGGCCCGGCGAGTGCGCCAATCGCGGGCAACGCGGCTGAGAATCCTTTCAGTAGGGACCCAGTCACCCCACTCGCATTTTTGAGGATGGTGTCATTCAAATTTTTCTGAAGGGACTCGCCGATACTCTGTCCGATGGTGCCCGCCGCCGCGGCGAAGACGTTGCCGCCGCCTTCGAGCGCGCGGAGGATGGCGTCGGGCATCTTCGCGATGCCGGTTTCAAATCCTTTCGAGAAGTCCTTGCCGATCTCAAGTCCCGCGGGTTCGGCGTAGGCGCCCTGGCCGAGCGTCTGGATCGTCGGCACCGTCTGTCGTGACGGCAGGAAAAAGCCCGACGTGTCCTGCGGCAGGATGTTCGCGATCGCGGAGAGCTTCTGTGGCGTCTTGTCGAGTTCGGCGTTGAGTTTCGCGACCGTGATCGGGAGCTGCTCGAGCGCCTTCCCGAGCTGTTGCACGGACTCGTCGCCCTTGCCGAATTTCAGCAGTTCGGCGTTCATGACCTGCATCGCGACGGAGTCCTGGTAGCCTTGCCGTTCGACCTTGTAGAGTTCTTTCTCGAGACTCTCGAGGTCCTTCGTCGCTTTCTTGTTTTTCTCGCCGAAGGACTCGGTGTCCTCGCCGGCGCCGCCGAAGGCTTTGTGACTCGTCTCCGCGAAGTGCTTGATCTGGTCCTCGGTCTTCTTCAGGGCCGCGTCCCACCCCGCTTTCAGATTGTTCGCGGCACCCTGCGCGCCCTGCTCGAGCGTGTGCAAGGCACCGGCGAGTTCGGCGACTTTTCCGGCGTACTCTTCTGTCTTTTTGCCGACGGTGTCGAACTTCCCTCGCAGGTCTTCGAGCGTGTTGAGTAGGAACGCGTTGCCGGTAATCGTCGCGGCAATTTCGCCGAGGCCGATCAGTTTCGCGCCGACCCGCGCGATGAAATCGAGCAGGCCCAACTGTTCGAGAATCTGTCCGCTGAAGGCCTGCGCGAGCGCGTCGCCGACATACGCGGCGACCTTCACGAGGTCGGCCAGGAAGAACGCGATGTCAGTCGTGACGCTCTTCAGAATCTCTTGCAAGTCTTTCGTGCTGACCCCGGTGTTCTTCATCGCCTCCGTGAATCCTTCGCTCAGGAGGTTCAGTGCCGTCGTGACCGCGGGGACGAACACGTTGCCGATGCTCATGCTCGCGGCTTCGAGCTGCATCTGGAATTTCTTCCAACCGACCTCCGCGGCGTGTGCCGCCGCCGCGTCCTGCGTGCTCATGACGAGGCCGAGGTCCTCGGCTTCTTTCATCAGGTCTTTAATGGACTCCTGCGTCAGGCCCGCCATGTCCTTGAAGCCCTTGCCGAAGAGCGCGACGCCGAGGCTCGCCTGTTCCGCGCGACTCGACATCTTCTCCATCGCGGACATGATGGTGATGAAGGCGTCGTCCGGTTTGCTGTTCTTCAGATCGCGCAGGTTGAGCCCGATCGCGGCCAACTTCCCCCCCAACGTGTCACCTTTTTTGCCGGTCGCGTCGAGGTTCTGCTCCATCTTGAAGAGCGTGGTGCCGAAGGACTGGAAGTCGATGCCCGTCTGACTCGCGACGAACCGCAACTTCGAGAGGTTCTCGACCGAGGCGCCCGTCTTCAGGGACATTTCAAAGAGCGAGTTGCCCACTTCGATCGCGTGCTCGACCATCATCGGCAACACTTCCGCCGCGTGGATGCCGAGTTGCAGGAGTTCTTCGCCGATTTTTTTGAAGACGTCCGCGATGAGTTCCCCGGTCGCGACGCCCGCGACGAGATTCGTGAACGAGGCGCCGATGCCGCCGAGCGCTGTCTGCGAGTCCGTCGCCGCTTTGCCCACGTCGGCGATCGGCTTCGCCGCCGCCGTCGCCGCGTCGGCGATCGCCTGCAAATTTTTCGGGACGTCGATGCCGAGCAGCTTCATTTTCTCGGCCGCTTCTTGGGCTTGCCCGCCGAGTTTCGCGAGTTCCTTTTCGGTGAGGATCGAGACGCCGCCGAGCCGTTCGACGGACTGCGCCATCATCGTCGCGTCCTGAATCAGCTTGGTGCCGGTCAGCGAATTGCCGATACGGGTCATCGCCGCCGGGACCTTGTCGGCGTTATCCGACAAGCTCTTGAGCGTGACGATGGCTTTTTTCACGGCCTCTTCAAAGGACGAGAAGTCGGCCTGAAATTTCCCGCTGATCATTCCGGTTCCGGTTCTCGCTGTTGAGCGGCGTCGTGCATCATCGCGACGACGGCGTCGTACACGTCAGCCGGAAGTTGTCCGGCCCACTCGAATTTCCACCCGCCCATGAAGCGACAGATGGCTAAGTCGCTGCGGATACCTTCGACGTAGCCCGGTCTTTTTTTTCCGCGGCGCGCTTGACCTCCTGCGCGGCTTCGTGTTTGTCGATCGCCTCGACGAGTTCCCCGAAGGAATCAACGTCGAGCGCGTTGATCGCCGATTCGCTCACCGGCACCGGTTTGCCATTGACGTCGGTGAACGACCAGGCCGTGATGTATTCGGCCAGGCGTGTGAGCCCGACCTGTTCCGGGTCGAGCCTGGCGCTCTCGCCGGCGCGCATCTCCGTGACGAGTCGGCCGAAGGCGTGACGGCGTTCGCCCGCGGTGAGTTCCGTCTTGATGTCGATCCAGTCGCCGTCGGTCAGGTCGAGTCGGGTGATGGTCGGTTGCACGAAACGATTGCGGCCCATGTCACTCCAACCGGATGAGTCGTGCGGTGACAGACCCGTCCGTGAGTTGCAGTTCGCGAACCGACCACGTCCAGGCCGGTCCGGTGTTGCGCGCGACCCGAAACGTCAGCGGCTCCTGCGACAGCCGAAACGCATCGGCCTCTCTCACCGTGCCGGTGAGGGTGAGGCCCTCGGGATTTCTGGCGACGGTCCACTCCGTCACTCGCGCGGCGCGCTGGTGGCCCCACTCGAGGAAGCCCTCGGCGCCGCGCATCGTCAGGACGTGCGGCATTCAGTCCTTTCTTAGGGTTTGCGCCCCCACGCACCGTTGGCGACGAAGTTGCCCGTCACCGTCACGGCGCCATTGACGTCGACGTCGATCGACGCATCGAGCCACGCCGGGCCGTAGAAGTACGCCTGCTGATAGCTGGTCGCCGGGTACAGATACAGCCGCACGCCGTCCGCGGAATCCGCGCCGTCGAACAACGAATCGTCGGCGTTGTCCCAGAACCCGGAGAACGTGCCCTTCACGTCCTTGAGACCCTGCACGTAGGTTTTGTTGGGGTCGTTGAACGAGGTCGTTTCGACCTTGTCGGTCGCCATGCTCAACGACCATTTCGAGAGTGATGCGAGCGGCGCGGCGACACCCGCGCCCGTCGTGCTCCCATAGACCCCGCCGCTCTTGCCGTGATACCGCGCCATCTGTGTTCTCCTTGCTCACGCCGCCCCAGTGCCGACCGCGGCGAGCGCGATCGCGCCGATCGTTGGTGGGCGCGTGAGCGTTTGCAGGTCTCCGATGACTCGGGTCGCCCGTTCGACCCAAGACGACTCGGCCACACAGGCCGGAAGGCTCGAGGCGACGCGCTGTCGGTGTGCGTCGTCGGCCAGCCAGGCGCGGATGAGAGATTCAGCTTCGGTCGCGTCCCCGAAGGTCGGGACGTGATCGCCGAAGACTTCGCCGACTTCCGCCCGCCGCGTGCTCAGGTGGAAGGCGCCACACGCCGCGAGCTCGTAGGCCCGCGGGTTTAAGGATTCTGCGTGCGCGATGGACGGAGCGTCTTTGCCCCATCCCTGTGACGTGCGATAGAGGTTGAGGCCGATTTTGGCGCGTCGGTAGAGCGCCGCCGTTTTGACATTCGTGACCGGGCCTTCGCGGACGAAGTGCCGCAGCGAGTGGCGGGACCCGAGCGCGGACCATTCGCCATAGAGCCCGAGGTCGATGCCGCGCCAGTCGATCGCCGAGAACCAGTCGATGCGTTCACGAAACGCCGACCCGACGAAGACGACGTCGTGCCCGATGACCAGATCGTCTTCGGGTTGCGCGCCTGGTCGATGGCGTTCGGGGTGCCACGCGTGCGGGAGATAGCCGCTCCGGGGGTTGACCGCCCGGAACGCCGGGACCGATGAGCGTTCGCAGGTCCAGCAGCCGTCGACCAGTGGCGCGATCTTCAACTCCTGCACCTGGTCGTACGGGCTTTCGGTGAAGAGCACCGTGACGAAGAGGCCCGCGCGTTTCAGCAGAATGATCACGTCGGGGTGCAGGAACATCGCACTGACGATGACCACGGCATCGACGTTGTGTCGTAGGGCCATCTCGAGCGCGCCGACACCCGCCTGGTAGAAGAAATCGCCGATAGTCGGCCGCTCGAGCGTCGGGTTGCGTTTCTTCGCGTGGCGCCAACTGGCATAGAGCCAGCGTTTCGAGCGATCGATCCGTTCGTCCAGGCGGTACCGGACGACCTGCACGCCGTGGTGCGTGAGCCCGTACCGCAGGCCGGCCTCGACGTCGGTGGTCGACCAGCTCGCGCCAGGGTGGACGAGCAGCACCTTCACGGCTTCACCGCGTCCCATCCGCACTGGTACCACGCGCCCACCGGGATGCGGATGTCGGTGTAGCGGTGAATCTCCTGCGTCAGCGTGAACCCTGCGCGCGTGATGCGGCGCGCGAGCGTGGTCGAGTCGTAGGACCAGCGATGCGGCGACTCCTGCACGGTGCTGTAGAGAAACAGCTCGCAGATCGTGTCGAGGTCGGCGCGTGGCCGAAACGTGCCCGCGGGATATTCGATCGACCCCGGATCGCCGCCAAGCCACCGTTCCATCACGATCCGCGTGTCGGGCACGACGATGCCGAGCCGTCCACCGGGCACGAGACAGCGGAAACACTCGCGCAAAAATTCGTCGGCGTCCTCGGGCGTGAGGTGCTCGAGAAAATGGCCTGCGTAGATGTCATCGAGCCCGCCGTCGTCAAATGGCAGCGGCGGCACTTTCACATAGAGGTCGGCGTTCGCCTTCGGGTCGGCGTCGAGATTGGTGTAGTAGAGCAACGGCCACTCGCCGCACCCGACATTCAGGCGCCGTGCGGGATTGATCGACGGAAGCCCGGTGACGCAGCCGGAACATCCCTGATTCGGACGCACCGGGATACCGTGCTGTGGGCAGTAGCCATATTCGTCGACGTCGCTATGGTGTGACGGAATCATCATGGTGCCGTGGCGACGATCTCGTAGCGACCGCCGCGGTGCTGCCAGCGAATGGAGGGATCGACGTCATCGACTTCGGTCGCGCGCACGCGCGCCACCCGCTGCATCACGATGACGTTGTAGCCGGTGACGGTGAGGGTGCCGCCCTCGAGCAGCGCGTCGATCCGCGCCGCCGCAGTCTTCACGTTGGCGCCGCTCGAGGACAGTTCCACCGCCTTGACGAGATACGTGTGATCTTCAAATCCGCGCTTCTGAAAGATCGGGAAATCCGCTTCGTCGACGATCGACAGCAGCACGAATTTCGTCGCGCCCTGCGGCGCCTGGTCGAAGAACACGCCGTCGGGCATGAGCGTCGTCAGTTGCACGTCGCCCGAGAGCTTCGCCACGAGGGCGCTGTCGATGTCGGAGGAATCAGCCACCGCTCACCTCACCCGTGACCGTGAAGCCAAACGCGCGGAGGTAGTCTTTGAGTTCCTCGTACATCGCGCGTCGCTCGCGGATCACGATCGGGACGAAGATGTGGCCGGGTGGCATCGATCCCCGATTCGCGCCGAGATCGGTGTGGCGCGCCTGCGTGCCGCTCTCAAAAATCCCCGCGTGCGGAGCGCGATTGACGACGCGGGCGGCGGCGCCGAAGCGTTCGCTCGCGATCGTTTCGACGGCCAGCCCGTTTTTTAGATTGCCGGTGCGTTCGGGATACGCCGACCGGATCTCCTGCTCGGCCTTGTGCGCGTGGCCGACGACGATCGGCCCGACCCCGCCCTTCAAGTTGTCGGGGAGGTTCCGCAGCTCGAGCAGGAACTCCGCGAGGCCATCCCATTCGAGGCGCGCTACGGTGCTCATGGCAGCAACTCCGCGCAAATCAGCACGAGTTCCGCGCTCCGTTCCTCGACGTTGGCGACGCCGAGCACGTTGAAGGTCCGCGTGTTGAAAATGAGTCGTGACTTCACCGTGATCTGCGGGTGGTAGGGCGCGTGGACGATGTGCGTCGCGTTCGCGACGACCGTGCCCGCGGCGACGCGCTCGAGGTCCCGCGCCGTCGCCGGTTGAATCGAGACAGAGAGTTGCGGCGGCGCCGCGTCGTTCCAGCCTTCGGTGTAGCCGCCGTCCCCATCGGGGACCGTGCCGCCGTTCTGCACCGTGACGCGATGCGGACGGGCGCCGACGCTGGTCGTCATCCCGATCATGCTCATGGCAGCGTCACCGGGACCCACGGGGCGATCGTGTCTTCAAAGCCTTGCGGCACCTCCAGCACCGAGCTGGTCGTCGCCACCGCCAGGTCGCGGCCCAACGTGGCAAGGTGCCCGACCAGCAGCCCCACGGCTTGCAGGAGCGGTGCAGGAATCTCCGCGATACTCGGGGCGCCCGCGATGACGCGGATGTTCCACGCCTGAAAGGTGCGAAGCCCACTCGGCCACGTCACCGCGGACGTGAGGCCGATGCGTCCACTCACGGTGTCCACGAGATAGCTGGCCGGGTCGAGCACGTGTGCGCCGCCGGCGGTGTCGAACCACTGCACCGTCACGACCGATTGCAGCGGTTTACACAGCGACGGCAGATCGATGACCCAACTCGCGATCGCGTCGAAGTAGACGTCGCGGGTTTGGGCGAGCAGCGCGAGCTCCGTGCGCCGCTCGACGTGCTGTCGCGCGCTCGAGATAAAACTCTGCATGAGCGCGTCGCGCGGATCGGGAGAGGTCCAGTCGAGGCCTGCGCGGAGTTTGCCTTGCTCAAGCGTCAACGGCTCGACGGGAATCGTGCGTCGCACCGTGCCGCCCGTGCCGGGTTGGCCGCCGCCGTTGACGTCCACCGTAAAACTGCTTGGCGTCAACACCGTCTCAACGACGCGCTCACCGTTCAGCGGCGGCGTGGTGTCATGGTTGGCGATGATGACGGTATCGCCCGCCACGAGACCGTGCGGTGACAGCGTGACGAGAATCGCCGGATTGCCGTTCGTCGAGAACGCGATCGCGGTGAGCGGCTCGACCCGCATCGAGACGGCGTGTTCCGCGACATAGCCGCCGGTCCACCACATCAGCGCGTCCTCGGCTTGCGCGGTTGGCGTCGATAGGTACCGGTGGTGAATTGCCCAGGCGGGAGCGCCGCTTGTATCCGTTCCGCCATCAACGGGGGCGAGACCGGAGACGGTGCAGACGCAAGGGCGTCCCGCTGAGGCAACTGGACGATGACGATCGGCCCCGGCGCGCAGCACGTCGTATGCGGCGCGTCATCGACGGGACACGGACCGGGGTCGCCGAAGAACCAGATCACGCGACCACCACTCCGTAGGGCGCCGCGGTCGGCACCCAGTGCAGGTTGTCGGCGAGCAGCGTGATCGAATCGCCGACGGCGGCGTAGGTCATCGTGTCGAAGTTGCCGCCTTTGCCGCCGAGGCCTTCAGTGATCACGACGGTGTGCGCGAAGGCGGTGCGGCCGGTGATCGTCATCCGCATCCCTTCCTCGCCGGCCGTCGGCGGCGTCAGCGTCATCGCGGCGGCGCTCGATTTGTTGATCGCATGGACGCCGTCGCTGTGCTGAATCGCACCGTTGGCGGTGTAGACGATCGCGGGGCCGGTGGCGTCGTAGACGTATTGGTTTCGAGCCGAGTCGTAGCGGGGCATCGGTGCGTCCTTTCACGGGGAAAAGCACGAGCGGGCCGTCGGTCGGACCCGCTCGCCAGGTTGTTAGTTGAGACCCGTCACCTTGCCGAACGCCCCTTCGCGGTAGACCACCAGCGCGAGCCGTTCCTCGGCGCGAATCGCCACGAGGTTCTTGATGAAAAAATCCTGGTGGCTGTTGCTCGCTTCGACGCGGACCCCGCCGCGACGGAAGAGTTGTGCGGCCGATCGGAACGCGCCCACGAGCGACGTGCCCGCGACGATGGATGGCGTGACCGCGCCGGGGATACCCCACATCGTCGGCGTCTGCGCCGTGGTGAACGGCCCGCCGCCGACGTACTGGCCCTGCGCGTCTTTCGAGAGTTGGCAGGTCTGCCAGTTGGTCGGGTTGATGATGAACCCGTCGGGCGTGACGAACGACGTCGTGGCGAGCGCCGTCATCTGTTTGAAGATCGCGTCCATGTTCGTGTCGGTGCCGCGCGCGACGGGCGTCGCGAGACCGGTCAGGTTCATGAACCCTTTCAGGTTCGGCGGCGTGCCGCTGCCATTCAGGAGTTGATCTTCCTCCGTGAGCGCGAGCCCGAGCCGCAGCCGCGAGTCGATGATCGATTGCGTCTGCGCGAAGTCCTCGAGCATTTCCTCCGTCACCGGAATCCAGTGCGCGATCTTCTGCACCGGGCTGGTCGCGCTGTCGAAGACGAGCGCGGACTCGGGCTTCGTGCCGCCTTCGGCCACCGCCGCCGCGGCGTTCGTGAAGGTCGTTTCCTTCATGAACTGGATCATGTTGCTCGTGGTCGTGCCGGGCGCGATGAGGTCCGCGACGACGAGGCGTTTGAAGAGCAGAAACAGAATCCCCGGTTGCACGTCGGGGAGAATCAGTTTGCCGCCCGAGGCCGGGTCCTCGGTGAGCGTCGTCGCCTGCCACGGCATGACGGTGTCCGTCGCGGGCGCATTCCACGCACTCGAGCTGCGGTGCCCTTGCCGTTCGATGAACTTGCGATACTCCGGGTTGTTCACGAACTGTTGGCCGATCGAGAGCAGCTTGCGTTGACCGGCGATGGTGTTCCGGTCGGGCAGGTTGCTCGTCAGGCGATCGATCTCGGCCATCATGTTGGCGTCGTTGGTCACGCCATCGAGCCGCGCCTTGATGCCTTTCGCTTCGTCCAAGAGCGCCTGAATCGCCGCTTTTTCCTCAGCGGTCATCAGACGGCCTTTGACTTCCGACGTCTTGTCGGTGGCGGGGGTCACGACGTGGTCTTGGCACTTCTGCATCGTTTGCTCGAGCAGGGCCTTTGCCGCGGTCTGCTTGGCTTTCAGATCAGATTCGAGTTGCGCGATATTCATGGGCGTTCCTTCTGGTCAGAGTTCGAGGGCGAGCAGGTCGGCTTCGATGCCGGTCTGCCACTGCACGTCGGCGCGCCGCTCCTGGGCCGTGGCTGCGAGCGGCAGCTCCTGGGCCGTGGCCGCGATCCGCGTGTGGTGGGGGTCGTCGCTGAGCCGCGCCAGCGTTTCATCGAGCGTGGCGATCTTGTCGATCATGTTGGCGGCGAGCGCGTCGCTCGCGAGCAGGACGCGTCCTTCGCCGTACCCGTCGCGCACGCTGACGTCCTTCACGCCGCGCCCGCGGGCGACGTCCGCGATGAAGCGGCTGTACTGGTCGTCGACGAGACGTTGCAGATGTGCGCGGGCGTCATCCGTCAGCGCCGCGCCGGGTAGCGCCTCGGTCTTGTATTTCCCCGCCGAGACGACCGTGCGTTTGACGCCGAGTTTCGCGAGCGCCTCGCTGACGTCCTCGTGAATCCCGAAAACGCCAATCGAGCCGACCATTGCCGACGGTGCGGCGACGATTTGTGTCGCGGCCGACATCACCCAGTACGCCGCCGACGCCCCAAGGTACTGGACCTGCGCGACGATCGGTTTGGTCGCCCGCGCCTTCATGACTTCCGCGGCGAACTCCGACGCCCCGGCGACGTTGCCGCCTGGTGAATCGACGTCGAAGACGATCGTCTTCACGTCCTGACTCGCCATCGCTTGCTTGAGGGACGCGCTGAGGCCCTCGAAAGTGGTCCCGCCGCTGATGTCACTCAGCAGATTCATGCGCGGCGCGATCACGCCGTAGATCGGGATGATCGCCACGCCGCCCGCGGTCGGTTGCGGCAGGTCGCGCCGACTCTTCACCGCCGCCGCGATGGTGTCGGGCGCGGCGTCCTCCCCGGCGATGTGGCGCGCGAGGATGCCCACGATGACGTGGCGCATGCTCTCGGTGACGGCCCACGGGTGCTCGACCGCGAAACTCAGGAGATGTTCGTAACCGTGATTCTTCATGACAGGTCCTCATTGCTGCGAGGTCGCCGGTCAGTGCGCGCCCGTCGTGGTGGACCCGACGCCGTTCGAGATGCGTGTCCGTAATGGCCCCGGCCGCAACCATCGCTCGAACGTCGAGCCGCACCACGTGGGACTTCAAGGGGCTAGACGCCCGGCCCGCTCGTGTCGCCCGAGCCCACGGGCGCCGGGTTCGGATTCGGAATCACGGACGCCTTATAGGCGTCGGGATGCGGTTTCGCGAGCCACGCGTCTTTCGCGGCGTTCGCTTCGTCTTCGGTGGCGAAGCTGTCGACCGGCGCGGCGAGCCCACTGTCGATCGCCGCCTGGTCGATCTCGATGTCGGTCTCCTGCGACGTGATGACGAGCAGAAACGCTTTCGTGAGGTCCATTCCAAAACTCCTTTTAGTGCGTCGGGAGTGCGTCGGCTTCGAGCGAGGCGAGCATCGCGGCGTTGGTGGTGAGTGCGAGCTGCCAGGCGGTCTCGCGTGACTCCACGAGCGGGGTGAGGTCGTCCGCGAGCTCGCGGGTGTAGCGGTCGCGATGTCGGTGGAAAGCGGCCGGGCGATCGGCCACGGGCACCTTCTCGAGACGCGCCCGTTGGCGGTCCTGGTTGGCGGTGATGACCGCGGCGATCGCCGCCGTGCTGTCCTGCGGCGCCTGGTCGGCCTGAGGGTTCGCGGCGTTATTACTCGGCCCGCCCTGTTGCGCGGCGAGCTGGTCCGCGGTGGGATCGTCGACGCGGGGGAGGTTCAGGCGGGCGCGCGCTTCGTTGGCCGTCATCACCGGGCGCCCGACCAGCATGTTGAGCGCGGTGGCTTGTTCCTCGAAGCTGCCTTTCATTTTGTCGGCGATGTTGAACTCCGCATAGACGTTGGTTTGATCGGTGGACTCCACGAGCAGTTGGCGCTCGAGTTCCTGCGTGATCATTTCGAGCCACGGCCCAAGCGTGTCCTGGTAGAGCTGTTTGTGCTGTTCCTTGATGTTGGAGAACGTGGCGTGCTCGAGGATGCCGACCATCGGCAGCGGAATGTGGTAGGCCGCGGCGCATTCCTCGCGCGAGAGTTTCCGCGCGCCGAGATATTCAGAATCCTTCGGCGAGAACGACGCCGCTTTGAACGTCATCCCGTCTTCGAGGACCGCGACGAGCCCGGCGCCGGCGCCGCCCGAGAAGCGTTCCTGCCACTGTTCGCGCCATTCTTTTTTCTGCGTCGCCTGCCAGCGTGGTGCAGCCAGCGGACGTTCGATGACGCCGTCGATGCGTGAGGCGTTCTGCCAGTACGACTGGCGATGTTCGCTCGCGGCTTGTTCCTCCGCGAGGATCTGTCGGAGTGTCTCGAGCGGCGAGAGGCCCATCAGCGCATTCGTCGCCGTGTAGCCGTTGAAGTAGATCACGTCGCTGAGCGGCAGCGGTTGCTGTTCGCCAAAATAGGTCCAGATGAATTGACGCGGGAGCAGTCCGCCCTCGACGGACATTTCTTCAGGCGGGAGACGCGCGAGGCCGATTTGGTCGGCGCCGTCGGCGTCGCGGTAGCGAATCTTCAACCAGAAGGCGTTGAAGTACACGCCCAGGTCGCCGATCAAACTTTCGATCAGGCGATAGCGCGTCGTCGTGGGATTCGGTTTCTCCAGCCAGCGCGCGCAGTCGTGGTCGACCAGGCGAATGCGATCGGTATCCGAGACGCGGCGGAACCAGTGGAGACCGAGCTGTGCGATGTTGCGCGCGAGGAAGTCGACGCAAATGCGGATGTTCGGCTGCGTCGCATAGAGTTGGGCGAAGCTGCGACTCTCGCCGTACAGCGGGACCGCGCGCTGCGTCGTGCTCACCGTGTAGTACGGCGGGCGCGTCTCGATCAGCGATTGCAGTTGGCCGAAACTCTGAACCACCGGCATCAGGGCAAGACCTGCACAAACGACACGTTGTCGCGATGCACGATTACGTCGCCGTCGATCGGCGTCGGTGGGAGGGAGGGCTTCAGCAGTGCCGCTGAAGAGAGCGTGAGCCACGGTCCCCGTGAGGACCACAGCACGCCCTTAATCGCTGTCGTTGGATCGTCTTTGAGATTGACGATCACCGCCCGCAACAGACAAGGCGGTCGCCACCACCACGTCACATGGTCGAGCAGTGTGGCGAACGGTCGAGATGGTGTCTATTTTTGAATTACTTTATTGGCGGCGCGCAGGTCGGCACGAATCTGTTCCGAGACGCTGACACGCTGCGCTTGCGCGCGTTGGTAGGTGCGGTCGTACTCGGTCGCCGACATCTTGACCGAGACCGGCACGGTGTCCGATTCGTCATCGAGCTTCGGGCGCCCGCGGGTTTGTTGCTTCATGCGACCACCAGATCGGGTTCGCCCGCGAGCGGCACGGCGAGATCGATCGCGGCGAGCTTACGGCCCATGAGCGTAGCGATCACCGGGTCAATTCTGCCACGGCTCTTTTTCTTAATCGGGTAAATATTGTCCTTCCCATCGCGTTGCACGACGACGTTGCTGACGCACCACTGCATCAGTGGGTTGTGCGCCGCGTCGACGAGCCCGTCGAGCACGTCGGCCTCGAAGTCTTTCGAGGGCGCACTCATCTGCGCCATCGTTTGCGGAATCTCCACCACCTGAAAGCCGTCGTCGGTGAGCGCCTGCACAAGATTGCCCGCATTCCACGGGTCCACCCCAATGCGCTGCACGTCGAAGTGTGCCGACATCCGCTGCACGAACTCGAGCACGGCGCCCTGGTCAATGCGATTGCCGGGGTTGGTGCTGAGATAACCCTCTTTGACCCATTGCGCGTAGGGTGCGCGGTCGCGCCGTTCGCGCTGCTCGAGGGTGTCCGCCGGCGTGAGCGCCCACACCCACAGGCGCCAGGTCTCGCGCTCGTCGGTCGGCGGAAACACCACCACGGCGGCTGTCAAGTCAATTTTTGAACTGAGGTCGATGCCAATCCAGCAGGCCGCGCCCGCCATGTCCTCAAGGGTCCACGCCGATTGCCCGAGGCGCCAGCCATCGAGGGCCAGCCACGGCAAGACCGCGTTGACCCACAAGTTCAGCCGTTTTTGTTTGAACGCGGCCGTCGCCGCCTCCATGTTGCGGGCTTTAGTGGCGAGCGCGAGCAGATCGTCCGGCTTCACCGACACGCCGTAATTGGGATTCGCTTTCCGCCAGGTCGCTTCCGCCATCCAGTCGTCGGTTGGTTCGGCGTGGGCGATGAAGGCGAAGAACGTCTCGTCAACAATCACCTGGTCGAGGATTTTGCAGGCGTAGTCGTGCTGGTCGCCGCAGGGCGAGACCGGGTCATTGCCCGCGGTGGTGATCTGAAAATTGAGCGGTTGACGGCGCGCACCAGTCGCCGTCTCCATGACGTCGAGCAGGTCGCGATTCTTTTGCGCGTGAAACTCATCCGTGATGATGAGATTCGGGTTGAGGCCATCGGTGGAGTCGTAGTCAGCGCCGAGTGGCTCGAGCTTCGAGGCGCTCTCGTAGTGATGCAGGTTGGCCGCGAGCACCGACAATCGCGATCGGAGTGGCGCGCTCGATTCCGTCAACCGCTTGGCGTCGTTGAACACGATCTTCGCCTGGTCGCGCTTCGTCGCGATGCAATAGCCTTCGGCACCGGGTTCGCCATCGAAAAACGAGATGTACAACGCAATCGTCGCGGCCTCGAGCGACTTCCCATTCTTCCTCGGCAGTTCGTTGTAGGCGGTACGGAAGCGACGGAGTCCCGTGTCGCGATGGACCCAGGCGATCACGGAGCCGAGGCGAAACAGTTGGTGCGCCTCGAGTACGATGCGCCGTCCGGCCCATTCGCCCTTGTAATGCTTGAGCTGTTGCGTGAAGCGGACGAAGCGATCCGCGAGTTTGTAGACCAGGACGTACGGAAAGTCGGGCGTCCACTGTCGCGCCCGATCGCGTTCGTGCCGCTCACAGGCGAGTCGGTGGTATTTGCCTGCTGGTCGTTCGCCGCTGATCACCGCACGCGCATACGCATCGATCGGATGCAACGCCTCAGTGCTCCGTCACCGGCCCAAGTTCAGGTGGAATGTCGAACTCCGAGAAGGCATCACCGGCGGGTGGTGGTCCGTCGCTCTTCACCCGTGCGCGACTGGACGGCGTCAGGCCCAACTCGGGCCAGAGTTTGTTACATCCGGCGAGTGCCTTTGTGGCGATGGACAGCCACGGGTTGATGATGGGGTAGCCGTTCGGCGACGCAATCAACGGCCCTTTGTTCCGCACTTCCGCCGTTGCGCGGAGATACCGGCTCCACTCCAGACAGCAGGCCATCAGTGCGGCCCGATCCGCCTCCGTCACTTGCCGACTGCGCTTCAGGAGTGGCTCGAGGCGCAACCATTCGAGTCGTGCGTCCTCGTCGTGCGTGAGTTCACGTGGGACGTCGCTCGAGAGCGCAGGATGCTCGGGTTCGTCAGTGTTGAGCGGCCTGCGACCAGGATTCCCGGCGAGTCGCTTCAGTTGCGTCGGCTTTGGCTTCCGCCCACGCATGCGTGCGTATGTTACTCCGCGCGTGAGTGTGTCGTGCGTCTCAGTTCGTCAGTGCGTGCGTCAGTTAGTCAGTGTGTGTGGGTGTGAGTGTGCGTGAGTGAGTTGGTCGGTGTGTGTGTGTGTGTGCGTTGGTGAGTCGTCGGTATGTCCGTGTCGTCGTGGTGATCGTCGGTTGGTCGGTGTGGTGGTACGATGCGCGCGTCGTTCGTCGCGCGTCGCGGGACCGGGGGGGCTTGTCAATCGCTGGCGCGTGGGGTGCGCCAAACCACTCAGGCCCCTCGCGTAGGCCGTCGCGAAATTGGCGTAGGGGGGGCAACTTGAAGCGAAAATCCACCGCGGCGCCAGCCAACGGTGCCCTGCGGTCCCTCGCAGACCTCAAGCCCGACCCGAACAACGCGAACAAGGGTACGACGCGTGGTCGCGCGCTGCTCCACACCTCGATTCGCGAGTACGGGTTCGGTCGCTCCGTCCTGGTCGACAAACACGGGCAGTTGATCGCGGGGAACAAGACCGTGGAGGCCGCGGGCGAGAGTGGTGCGCCCGAGCTCGTGGTGGTGCAGACCGACGGCTCGCAGCTCGTGGTGGTGCAGCGGACCGATCTCGATTTGTCGGACAGTGCGGCGCGCGAACTCGCCATCGCCGACAACCGTGTCACCGAAGTCGGCCTGGCGTGGGAACCGGCGACGTTGAAGAGTCTGCAAGAGAGCGGCGCGAACCTCGAGGACTTTTTCCGTCCCCCGGAGTGGGCGAAATTGCTCAACGCGAGCGAGGACGTCGTCGCCGACGAGACGTTGCCGGAGATGGAGTGTCAGCCCTTCGAGCACCACGACTACATCATGGTGGTGTTTCGGGACAGCCACGCGTGGACGCGCGCCTGCGATTTGTTGGGCATCCGACGCGAGGGCGTGACGCTCGGGGGTCGCCGCAAGATCGGCATCGGACGCGTCATCGGCGCCGACCGGCTGTTCGAGATTCTCGACGGCAAACGGAAGAAATGATCACGCCCGCGATCGCCCTGGTGTGCATGAGTCGTCGTCGGGCGCGCACGTGGCCGCGGCAGAGCGGGCGGTTCTTCCCCGAGGCGACGTTGTGCGTGGCCGAGGAAGAGCGCGACGAGTACCACGGCCTCACGAAGCGCGAGCTGCTGTTGCACCCGAACAACGTGACCGGCATCGGTCCGGTCCGTCAGTGGATTCTCGACCACGTGTCGAGTCCCCTGGTCTACATGGTGCCGGATGATATCGTCGGGGCGTACGGCCTGACCGGCACGTACGCGAATCACATCGCGCCGCCGCTGATTTGGGACCTGCTCGTCAACACCATCGAGTGCGCCGAGGCCGCGGGCGCGCATCTGTGCGGCTTCAACCAGGCGTGGGACGTGCGGAAGTTCACGCCTCTTCAGCCTTTCAACTTGAACGGGTGGGTCGATGGGCCGATGGGCGTCGTCGGCCGCGAGCTGCGCTACGACCCGAAGTTGAAGCTGCACGCGGATACTGACTTCGCGCTGCAACACCTCAGAAAATTTCGGATCATCTGGCAGGACAACCGGTTCGCGTTCGCGCACGATCGGTGGAAGCAAGCGGGCGGCAACGCGGTGAATCGCACGAAGGCCGCGCACGACGTCGAGTTCGCGTACCTGCATCGCAAGTGGGGCGCGCACTTGCGGACGCGGTGGGCCAAAGGCACGTTCATTTCCAAAATCTCAGTCGAGCGGCGGCAGCATGGGACCGACATGCTCTAGTCCCGTGATCGTCATCGGCTCGAGTCGGTCGGGGACCAGCCTGGTCGCGCGCATCCTCGCAGGCAACGGCGTCTTCATGGGCGCCGACGTCGAGTCGAATCACGAGAGTCGATCACTGCAAGCGGTGAATCGCTGGATTCTTCAGAGCGCCGGCGCCAGCATCGAGACCGCCGGCGGCGGCGGTGTGGATCGTCTGCTGGCGGATGCGTTCCTCGCCGATGCGGTCAGCCAGGTGGTGCGCGCGCACGTCGAGGGGTGGAGCGCACGTCGCTATTGGGGCTGGCGCCTGGTGCGGCGCCCGCGGCGCTACGGGTTTAAGGACCCGCGGACCACCTTCACGCTGCCGTTTTGGTTGCGGATCTGGCCCGAGGCGCAGGTCATTCACGTGCTGCGGAACGGGCTCGAGGTGGCCGCGAGCCTCACGGATCGTCGTCGGCGGGTTGAGGCGCGGTGGCGAGCCGGTCGGGCGCCGGTGGCTCGCCTGGTGCGCCAGCACCGTGCGATCGCGAATCTTCGGGCCGCGGACACCGCGGACGCCGTCGATTGGTGGCGCGAATACGTCGAGCGCGCCGAGCTGCAGGTCTGGCGCCTCGGTCCGCGCGCCACCACCGTCCGGTTCGAGCGCCTGGTCACGGACCCGATCGTCGTTCTCGACGAATTGAGCGCCTTTCTCGGGCAGCGGCTCCGCGTGCCGTTCGTCATCGACGCGAGCCGGACCGGCCACGTCACGGATCGCGAGCTGCTCGATCGTCATCGGCTGACGCTCGAGCCCTTCGGCTACTGACGCGGACTTTCGTATGAGCTTTCGCCCCGAGGACCCCGATCGTCCTCGCCGAAAACCGTTTGACCGCTCTTGATTCCGACGATAAAGTTGATGCTTCTGGAGGAGATCAACTGATGCGACTGACAACGAAGAGAGGGCACGATTTAGCGCGCGTGGTGTCGGCGATGCAGAAGGGCATCCGCCGCAACGACGTGCGAATGGCGGGTTACTGCGCGATGGAACTGCACACCAGTGGGTTCGGCGCCTACGCGTGGCGGCGTTTGCTGATTATCAGCGCCGAGGATTGCGCGGCCCTGGTGACGGGCGAGGTGAAGGCACTCTACGACTCGTGGGATCTCGTGCGCAAGGAAATGACCGACAAGGATCGCTGGAAGTTGGCCGGGCGGGTCTTCATGGCGAAGGCGGTGATTCTGCTCTGCACCGCGGCGAAGAGCCGTGATGCCGATCACCTCGCGAACCTCGTCCACGAAGCGAAGGGCGTGTCGGACAAGGCCGTCGAGACCCTGCTCGCCGCGACGAAGGTCGAGACGTTGCCCGACTACACCGACGACTGCCACACCATGCAGGGCAAGCGACGTGGCCTGCGTCGACGCGATTTCTTTCTGACCGAAGATGCGGCGCTCAGCCCGCGCGGGCCGTCGCTGTTCGCCGAAGATTTGAAGCGGCTGCGCCGCGGCGACCTCGAGGTGGCCGATCGCAACTGGTCGAAGGGCAAGCGGTGAGGGGCACGATCGCCTGGTTGACCGGACTCTCGGGTGCGGGCAAGTCGACCGTCGCGGCGGCGGCGCGCGACGAGCTGGCCTCGTATGGGCTCGCGGTGGACCTGCTCGATGCGGACGTCGTCCGTCCGCATCTGGCGCCGGAACTCGGCTACACCGCCCGTGATCGCAATCTCAACGTGGCGCGCGTCGCCTGGGTCGCGACGCGGATTGCGCGGCACGGCGTGATCGTCTTCGTCGCGATGATCTCGCCGTACGCGGAGGCGCGTCGACTCGCGCGAGAGCAGGCGCAGGTCGATGGTGTGCGGTTCCTCGAGGTCTACGTCGCGGCGCCGCTCGAGGTCGTGACCGCGCGGGACGTGAAAGGTCTCTATCGGCGCGCGATCGCGGGAGAGATTCCCAACTTCACCGGCGTCTCGGACCCGTACGAGGCGCCTGCGGCGCCGGATTTGACCCTCTGCACTGACGTTCTGACGATACCCGACAGCGTCTCCCGGCTGGTTTTAGCCGTCCTCGCGACATAGCCTCCAGCCCGCGACCGGCTGCATAGGTCGTCCAAACCCCAATAAAACGCAGTGAATTTGTCCGCCAGGACTATGCAAAAAAGTAGGCATTTTTCTGGTCCGATCGTCTTGACCGTGCTTGATTCAGACGATAGAGTTTGGAAAGTTGATTTTGACGATAGACAAACACAAGGGAGCAGGGACATGGCAACGGAACTGAGCAACATGACGTTCGGCATCGAAATCGAGTGCGGCATTCCGGGCACGGCACTGGACGCGAACGGCTGGCACGTCGGCGCCTACCACGTCGGCGCCGAAATGGCGGGATTCCCCGGCTGGAAATTGATGAGCGATTCCAGCGTCCACGTGCAATATCCGCGCGTTGCCTGCGAGGTCGTCTCGCCAATCCTCCGCGGCGCCGAAGGCCTCGCCGAAGCAACGCGCATGATCGCGAAACTCGTGGAGATTGGCGCCAGCGTGAACCGCTCCACCGGGTTCCACGTCCACGTCGGCTTCAACGGCTCTGCGCAGCAACTTCGTCGCCTGATCTGCTTCGTCGCCTATCACGAAAAAGCACTCTTCGCGACGACCGGCACCCGGTCCCGCGAACACAACATGTATTGCGCGTCGATTAAAGCGGCGTATCGCGCACTCGCGGACCTGTCGAACCTGAATCAGATCGCGCGATCGCACCAGAGCCGTTATCACGTGCTGAACCTGCAAAACCTCGCAGAGGGCCGTCGCCAGACCGTCGAGTTCCGCGTGTTCGCGGGCACTCTCAACGCGACGAAGATTGCGGCCTACATTCAAATCTGCCTCGGCATCGTGCAGAAGGCGTGTGACTCCAGCGCGCCGCTGCCGTGGGATGCGCCCGCGTCCAAGCGTCAAGCGAAAGAGGGCATCGGCGATGGCGCGCAGGCCGTGCGTCGCTTGATCAATCACCTCGGGTGGTGGGCGAACGGCGACAAGAAAGCCTACGGCGTGTTCGATCGCGCGTCGCTGCCGCGCCTCTACGCGAAACTCCGACAGATGGCGAGCAAGTACGACGGACCGATGGTCGAGGCCGACAGCACCGAGACGGACGCCCTCTAGGGCGCCCGTCGCACCTGAACTCCACCGCAATTTTTTTCGAGTCGAGAGGATACGGACCATGTGTGTGATTTTGATTGCTGAAGAGAAGCGACTGACGAAGAAGGTGGTCGAGGCCGCGATCGCTGCGAACCCCGACGGCAACGGCTTCGCCTACATCGACAAGGGCGCCGTGGTGTTCACGAAGGGTGTGAGCGACGAGGATGCGATCGTCCTCGCGCGGACCCTGCCGATGCCCTACGTGTTCCATGCGCGCATCGCCACCGTCGGCGGCATCTGCCCGGAACTGTGCCACCCGTTCGCGATCGACGGGCGCGTGAAACCGGGCGCACTCGACGGCCGCTCGCGCCGCGGGGTGTTGTTCCACAACGGCACGTGGTGGAAGTGGCGCGACTTCGTGGAGCAGGGCGACGGTGCCTGGTCCGACTCGCGAGCGATGGCGACGATGGTCAGCGCCTACGGCGCCGACACGATCGAGGAATGCGTCAACGAGGATCAGAACCGCGTGGTGCTCTTCACGCCGAAGGGCATTCAGCGATTCGGCCGCGGCTGGTCGCAGCCGGTCGAGGGCGTGTGGGCGAGCAACACCCACTTTCTTCGGAGCGGGTGCCTGCACGTGCGCCCGCAGGCCGATGACGACAAGGGTGGCGACAAACAACAGCGATTGATCTGGAACCTGCGGTAGGGAGGGCGTCATGAAAAAACGAACAGCAATGAACCTGTATCGCATTCGGCGCCCGCACTGCGCCCCCGCCGTCGTCCTGGTGATGGCGGCGAACAAGGCAAAGGCGCTCGAGCTCGTCGCCAAAACGTTCGGCGACGTCAGCGATGCGAGCGCAATCCTCCTGCTCGCGGATCGTCCCCGCATCCTGGTCGCGGGCGTCGATGCACCACGGCCGACCGACTTGGCGCCGACGAAAAAAGCGAAGGCCGAACGTGTGATGTAGCTTGACCGTGCTTGATTTTGACCATAGAGTTGATTGTGACGATAAAACGGCGCCGGGCGGCGCCGACACCGACAAACGCGGGCACGGCGCCCGCGGGCTAGGACAAACCGAACGGGACCGGCCGAGCGACGTGCAGCCGGTCCCACTTATTCAGGGAGCACTCACGTGGTAGCCGAACACCCGAACCTGCACTGCCCCCGCTGCAAGGGCTCGTCGTTCACGATCGACACGGAGGCCGAGACCGAATCGGTCGTCGTGCGTGGTGGCTTCGTGACGCCCGGCCGCGAGGAAACCGTTCGCCGCCGCTGCACCGTTGCCTTCTGCAACACGTGCGAATTTTCGATCGAGTTGAACCGAGGGAGGAACTAACCGTGGCACTGCGTATGACTGATGGCTCGAATCGCGCGGCGGTGATCGCCGCGCACAACGATTACTTTCGCCGCAACTTGTTCTTCTATCCCGCACGGGTCGGCCGCGTGACGATGACGCGAGGCGTGGCCGAACTCGACGCGGAGGTGCGGCTCGCGGTCCTGCGGGCCGTCGCCGCCTTCGACACGTTCGCCGATGACGACCCGAACGACCCGTACCACGAGCACGACTTCGGGCGCGTGGACGTCGGGAGCGTCGCGGTGTTCTGGAAGATCGACTACTTCGAGAATCCCGCGATGGAGCAGGGCGCCGAGGATGCGTCGAAGAAAGCGTACCGGCTGCTCACGATCATGCTGAGGGAGGAGTACTGAGATGGCCCGCCCGTGCGTCGCCTGCGATGGCGCGGGCGAAGTCGCACTCGACAACACCGACGACTGCCGACCGTGTCCGCGATGTGGCGGCGTCGGCACTGAACCCGTAACCAATGGAGACGATCATGAAAACCTCGATGACGATGACGATCAAAATTCAGCCGAACAGCCAGGGTACGCCGGTCGGGAAACTCGCGGACGCTGAGTTGCACTTCAGCGACGGCCCACTCGACGGCCTGAAGTTGATCGGGTTCGCGGTGTGGGAGCGCCGCGGCGGTGGCGGCAACAACCGCAACGTCACCTTCCCGTCGCGGCAGTACTCGGTGAATGGCGAGCGGCGATCCTTCGCCCTGCTGCGAGCCGTGAGAGATACCGCCGCACACAACCGCATCCGCGATCTGATTCTCGAGGCGTACGCCGAAGTCGAAGCGCGCGTCAGCGATGAACTCGCCAACCAACGGTAACGAATCCGGGGCCGTCACGACGACGGCCCCACTTTTTGGAGAAACGAACATGAAGAAAACGATTGTTGTGTCTGTCGCCCTGGTGGGCCTCACGGCTGGTCGCGCCGTCGCGCAGGATTACGCGAAGGGATGGGTAGACGTGAATTTCGGCGCCGCGCAGGCCGCGGAGAAGGAATACACGTCCGTGAAGGTGGTGACGCTCTATCAGGAGCCCGGTGGCGGCGCAGTCGCCTACAGCTTGCCCCGTGGTGGCGCCTTCGACGTCGGCGGCGGCTACATGTTCCATCGGCGCGCGGGCATCGGGGTGAGCCTTGCAGGCACCGCGCATAAAGACACCGCGGGCCTCGCGATCATGGTGCCGAATCCGAATTTCTTCAACGCCTCAGCGACCGACGCGACCGTGACCGACGGGTCGCTCACGCGGACCGAAGGGGCGTGGCATCTTCACGCGATGGTGGTGCCGTTCGAGACGCGGCATTTTCGGGTGCGCGTGTTCGGCGGGCCGTCCTACTTCGTCGCCGAACAGGAACGGATCACGACCATCAACTACCAGCAAGCCACGCTCGGTCGCTTGAACGTCGTCGCGATCAAGTCCTACAACACCGACAAATCGACGGCCTCGGCGTGGGGCATCCACGGCGGCGGGGACGTCTCGGTGTTTTTCAATCGCGTGGTCGGACTCGGGTTTACGGCCCGCGTCAGCCGCGGCACAGTGAAGCTCGAGGACTACGGCGGTACCGCCAATCGGAAGGTGGGCGGTGTCCAGATCGGCGGCGGATTGCGACTCAAGTTCTAACCCTCCAAAAGGGGCCGTCACGTTGACGGCCCCTCCCTCCCATGCGACCATTGATTATGACGATGACTGACCCGCAGGTCGTCGGCGGCGACGGCAACGAACGCGATGTGGTCCGCGTGGAGCAATGGATGATTGGCACCCGCGTGGTCGACGTGATCGACTTCACCGACAGTGACGGGATGCCGTGGCGGCAACTCACGTTGGACGATGGACACGCCGTCCAGTTCCGACGATACGGACCCTGGTTGATCCTATGAAAACGAAACCGCAGCGCGGCGGGTATCGCGAGGGTGCCGGGCGCAAGTCGGCCTATCCCGGCAAAACGCGATCGTTCGCGATGGACTTCACGCCCGCAGGCCGTCACGCCCTGAAGGCGCTCGTGCGTCGGCGCGGCCTGAGCCGGAACGACGTGCTGGCGCATCTGGCGATCCACTACGCCGAGCAGTTGACCTTCGCGGCGCCCGGCGTCGTCTTTCCCGGCAAGCTCGCGGCGAACGTCCTGACGATCCGCGTCCCGGCGGCTGCGGGCGACAAGCTGACCGATGCCCGGCGCCGGACCGGCAAGAGTTATTCCGACATTGGCGAGGCGCTCGTCTGCTGGTTCGGCCCGACCGCAAAGGATTTTCCGACCGCACAGCGACCGCGCCGAAGGCCCCGCCCGAGGCGCTGAGCGGTCGCAGGACGCGCGATCCTGCCGCCGCGGACCTCTGGCCCCTGCCGCCCGCCTAACCCCTCCCGAGCCCGCCCTCAAACGCGATCGCTTTTCGCCGGTTGCAATCGGCGCAGAGCGATTGCGAATTGCCCGCGACCATGTGCCCGCCGCCGGACCGGAGCGGGACGATATGGTCCGTGGTCGTCGCGCGGACGCGGAGGCCTGCCCGCGCGCACGCGGAATGTTCCACGTGGAGCAGCCCATCCGCACGTTCCCCGCACCACGGATGTTTCGCCAGCCACGCTCTCGAGAACTGGCCCCACGCCGCCGTGTACCCTCGCGCGTGCGCCGTGCCGCGCGCCTGGTCGCGCGTCCTGGTGCAGCGCGGGCAGCGTCCGATGACATAGGCGCCGCATCGCGCGCACGGCCGCGGGGGAGCGGTCGCCATCACTGCGTGGCAAATTCGCGGACCGGCCCGCGCCGTCGGCGTGGTGGCGCCGGTGCCTCATGCGCGAGATCGAGCGCCGCTTCCTGTGGGTCGAAGGTGATGAACCGCTGCTGCGTGTACCAGTTGCAGATGTATTCGAGCTCGTCCTTCCCCACGGGTCCGAAGCTCGCGTAGAAGACCAGCCCGAAGCCGTCGACGCCCTTCTCGGTGCGAGCGCGCACGCTCGAAATCTCCACGTCGGTGAACGCGATCTGCGGCGTCTCGTCCTCGGCGAGCAGGAACACCCGCGCGAGCTGTCGCGCGACCGCGAGCTTGAACTCGAGCGTCTTGATCTTCGGCTTCGGGTCGGCGCCAGTGAAGAGCAGCGTACGGACGTCGCGGTCCAGCGCGCCCGCCAGCTCCGGCGTCAGCGGTTGCACGCGCAGCGTGAGGTCGATCATCTTGACCTCGGTCCCGTCCTGGTCCTCGACGCGGTGCCCGATCGCGTCGAGGTAACAGCCCACTTTGTCGAAGTCGAACAATCTCATTTCGGCCATCCTTTCGTGGTCTCGACCGCCTTCGCGGTGTTGATGTCCATGCCGTAATCACACGCCTTGAAGCCGGGAAACTGGCGCTCGAGCGCGTGTTGGAGATGCTCACACTCGATCACGATCTGCGCCTGGTAGGCCGTCGCCGAGATCAGGCCCTTGTCGATGAGCAGATTCGAGAGTGCCGAGACCTCGACGCGGAGAATCAGCAATTTCTCGAAAAGGTCGCGCACGGCGATCGCCTCCGGGTCCTGCAGCGTGCGCGTGCCGAGCCACCGGCCGGTGTAGACACTGCGCCACTTCGCCAGGCGATTCAGCGCGCGTTCGTACTCGGAAGCGATGCTCACTGTGCGACCTCCTGCTCGACCTGCGCGACGACGAGTTGATATTCGTACAACCCGTCGCCGAGGTACCGCCGGTTGATGGTGTGCCCGCCGAAGCGGGCTTTCCGCATGTGTCGTAGTTGCGCGCTGATGCTCGCCGGCGGATCGCCGGTGATCTGTTCGATCGTCGCGAGCGTGCGCCACTTGGCGTCGCGCATCAGGGTGAAGATGCGCGCGTACTGACGCGAGAGTCGGGGATCGTCGCGGGGCGGGACGTAGTCGTCGCCGTTGAACCGTGGCTTGCCTTTGACGAACGGCAGCGGCTCGTCGGCCTCGACCTGTCCTTGCCGCCCGTCGCACCTGAGCACATGCAGCAGATCGTCGGTGATGTCGGCGCCGCAGAACCGGCAGATCATGGCGCCAGCTCCAGCAGCGGCAGTGGGGCGGGGGAAACGACCACCGGGCGCGCGCCCGTCGTGCGCTCGACGCGGACGACCGCACACGGCGGCGCATCGACGTCGGCGTACGCCTTCGTGGCAAGCAGTTCCACGACCTGGCTGTCGTCCCCCCATGCGACTTGCGTCAGCGCGTCGAGGATCGCGCGGAGCAATTTGTCGATGTCGGGCGCCGTGAGGTGCGCGACCGGCACGCCACGTTTCTGATATTTCTTCGGCCGCGGCAGGTAGAACGCGACCGACAACCGGATCGCACTCGCGAACATCAGCGAGCGGTCGTGGACGGGCAGCTCCGCGATCGCGCGGCTGGCGCCTTCGGCCACAAGCTGTGACCACGACTTCACGTTGCGGTTCGAGTCGGTCACGATCGGAAACTTCATCCCCGCTTTCATGAACGCGCGCAGATTGCCCTTCGGTTTGGGCACGCCGTAGACCGTGAACGTCAGGGTCATTCGCCGCTGACCAAGTTGCGCGCCTCTTCCGCCGCGATCGCCATCGACGCTGGACACGCCAGCCCGTGTGCGTTCAGCAGCTCGAGCACGTCGAGGGCGGCTTGTACGAACGCGCGAGCGACTTCCTTGAAGTCGCCCTGAATCACAATCGCCGCCTCGGGCACGATCGCTTTGAGTTGCACGCGCCGACCCGCCGCGACGAAGAGATGCACGGTCGTCGTGCCCTGCACATGCGATGACACACTGACGCCGGCGAGCAAGCCACTGATGTCGGTGCCGTCGATGAAGACCTGACTCTTCGCCGCGAGCGGCATCAGGTCCATCAGGAACGTGTGTTCGTCGGTGGCGCTCATCTCGTAATCGCCGCTTCGATTGCCGCCTGGTCTTTCAGTAATCGCTCGCGTGAGGCGCCCCGGAAGGCCCGCACGCCAAACTGTCGCAGCATTCGCAACTGTGGGGGACGTCGGCCTCCGACGCGGCGGATCGCCGCGTGTGACCCACCCTTGCGTTCGCTGCGGTCGGCGTGCAGATGCGCGCGCTGGTGCTGCTTGCCGCGGGCGGCGGCGCGGCGGTGGGCTTTGGTGTTATCCGACGAGCCCGCGCGGGTGACGTGCGCGTTCCGCAAGAGGAATGAAAACGGCGAGGGCGGCGTGCCTTCATCAAAATCAATGATGGCCCGCTGTGCCGTGTAGGGCGTGAGGTACACGTACCGCAATCCTTTTTGCAGATCGCTGAAGCGAATCGTGGCGAGATCCACCGCCACGTTTTGGGCGACGGGTACCGCCGCCTTGATCGACTCCGCGATCCAGCATTTCGCAGAGTTCGCTGTGACCGCTTTCGTGATGATCTCCTTCGTGCAGTGAATGCGAAGTACTGGTCCTTTCGGCAATCGCGACATACGCACCTAACCTTCCTCGCCGGGCTCGCGTCCGGCACTGCGTCGTTTCCAATCGAGCGGCAACATGTCTTTCGCGAAGCGCGTCATCACCAGCGGCGTGACCGGCTTGCGTTCGACGAGCGGCGGCAAGTCCGGCGGCGCCGGGCCGACGCACTGCTCGCAACGCCAGAGTTTGATCGTGGGACCGACATCGATCAGCTGAATCGGTTGCCCCTCGAGCACATGTTTTCCACAGAGGCCGCATAGGCGTTCCACCGTGGCGCGCGTCCACGTCTTCATCGCAGCACCGGCCGATTGGATTCGATCACCCGCAACGCGGCGGTGATGTCGTGGGGGCGATACCGGATGCGGTAGCGCGCGCAGCGATCCTTCACGTCGGCCACCAGGTCGGCGTAGCAGTCGTAGGCGTTGGTCTTCAAGAGTTCACGCATCAGCCGAGCTACCAATCGACTCGTGATCGTCACGACAGGGAAAATTCGCGCGAAGCGCGAGGTTCTAATGTTTCAAGTACCAGTACTGTTGAACTTGGACCCGGAGACGGAGTACGGAGACGGAGACGGAGACGGAGGTCGTGCTGCGTTACGCTAGTCGTTACCACGCCCGTTACCCACCGCGTTACTCGCACTCAGCCGATTGCGATACTCCCGTTGTTTGACGGCACGCCTGGTCGACTCCCCTAAGACCGCGTCGAGCGTGTCATTCCGCCAGCCGTCCTGGTGCAGCGTGAACCGCGCGAGCACGACGCCGCGGATCGCCTGCCAGCGCGTCGCATCCCCACACGCCTTCGCGAGGATGCGGTCGTCGTTCGGCAGCGGCCCGCCGCGCAAACACGCCTCGTCCAGCAGATTGCGATACGCCCCTTGTTCCTCGAGCGTCATGTCCGTGAACGCCGTGCTCTTCCGCCATCGATCGACCCACCACCACAACGCGCGCATGATCACCGCCACTGGATGTCGCTTTGTTTCACCGTGTCTTTTTTCACCGTCTTGCTTTTCGCTTTGACCGCTTCGCGGAGGGTCGTCTTCTGCGGCGCCGACAGCATCGCTTTCGCCGCGGCAATTTCCTCGTTGACCGTGTCGAGTTCCTGTCGCGTCGTCGCCGCGGCGATCCGCTTCAGCCACACACTCGTCGTCGCCTGCGCGAGATTTGGTTGCGGTGTGGCCGCACCGTGCGCCCACGCGGCGAGCTGCGCGCCCGAGGCCTCGGTGATCGCCTGGTCGAGCGGGAAGAGGTCTTTGTGTTGTTGTTGCAGTTTGATCGGAATCGGGACGCCGGGTCGGTCAGGCATCAGCATCAGGCTGACCGTGAGCTCGTACGGCATGTTCTTCTCGCAGACGGGAATCCACCCGTTGATGCCGATGAGTGATTGCTTCTCGCGGATGATCGTTTTGCCGTGCTCGTCCTTCGCGATTTCGATTTTTGGTTCAGCGCGGAAGCAGAGAATCAGGTGGGCGCGAATTTGAAGGAGTTTCTGAATGAACTTCTTGTGTTCCATCTTCGGCCGAATCCACGACGCCATCTTCATCGTTTCGCGTCGGCGGTCGTCGCCGCGGGCCATCTTCTCGAGTTCTTCCTCCTGCATGTCGAGCACGCCGCCCTCGCCGGCGTATTCGTGACTCGCGCTGTCCACGACGATCGCGGCATAGCCCGCCTGGTCGGCGGCGACAATCGCCTCGGTGTAGCGTTTCGGGGTGAAGGTCGGCGCGAGGTCGCCGTGATCGAAGTGAAAAAAATCCGCGTAATGCTTGGCGCGCCCGCCCTCAGTGTCGATGACGGCGAAGGGTTTGTCGCCGCTGATCCCTTTCGCGAGCAGCATGGCGGTCCACGTCTTCCCGCTGCCGCTGGCACCGGAGAGGCCGATCAGGAGCCCGACGTTCTCGCGGGCGGCGGGTCGAAACTCGAACGCCATCAGTGCCACCACTGCGCGACGGCGATGCTGGTGATGTGCTGTCCGCAGCTCGCGCACGAGAACTTCAGCAGGCCCTCGTGATAGAAGGCGCGCACCGGGGCGCCGGGGTGACAGACACCCGTCAGAAACAGACCCTCGCCAGTGTGCGTGGTGTGGTCGCACCCTGGCACGCTGCACGTCGCCTGGTCGAGATCCTTGCGGGTCAGTGGGGCTGGCATCAGTGTTTGCCTCCGCGCCAAATGCGGGTTAGTGCGATCGCCACGAAGCCGACCGCGATCGCGAGGGCGACGAAGAGGAACGCGAGAAACAGATCGCCCGTGCTCATACCGGTTGCAGTTCCTTCTCGAGCCACCACGCCTCGTGCCACTGCGGCAGCGTCGCGTAACACGTGCGGCGCGGGTAGCCGAACCAGTCGCGTTTTTTGAGACAGCGCGCCCACACCTCGAGCGCGTAGAGCACTTTCTTTTCGGCCAGGACGAGCGCGTCCGGTCCGAGCCCGATGACCGCCAGGGCGTACGGCGGATAGTTCTCCTGCACCGCGAACCGAAACATCACGTCCTCACCGGACACGGCCTTGTAGCCGCGCAGATACCACGCGACCTGAATGTCGGTGCCCGCGTTGAACATCGCCCGCGTCCACGTGTCGGGGTTCGCGCTCGCGCCCGTCGTTTTGAAATCGTCGATGGCGCCGGGGCGCAGCCAATCGAGGCGGGCGCGACACCAGATCCCATCCTCTTGCCAGATGAGCGTGCGTTCGGGCTCGCCGTCGGTGAACATCAGCCAGCCGCCGTCGCGGTTGTGTTTCCCGAGCTGCACGCGCGCCGTCTTCACCATCGCCTGCACGTCGGTCCACGTCTTCGCCAGGAGGGGGATACGTCCGTCGATGCGCGCGATCTCGCGTTGGGACTTCGCGGCGTTGGTGCGCCAGTCGGGCGCGTCGATGATCTGCACCGCGGCTTCGCCCTCGAGTAGCACCGCATGCGCGGCGGTGCCGATGTCGAAGTGTTCGCCGTTCTCCCGTTGAAAGTTCGGGTTGAGCCGCGGGTGCGCCGCCCACGCGTGCGCGGGTGATTCGAGACAAATCAGTTTGATGATGGAGGCCGACAGCGAGGGTTCGGGGCACGGGTCCGCGTGATGGAGCGCCGCGGGGATGCGGTAGACGCCGGGTGTCAACGGGGGCACAGGTCCTCCCGTCGCTTGCCACACAACCAACAGCGTCCATTGCGAAACGAATGACGATCGAACCGCGATTGCGGGCAGTAGTCCGGCGACGTGCGCGGCGGTGGCGGTGGCTCGAGCTCGTCGTCCTGGCGGGCCTGCTGTTGTGCGGTCCACTCGCGCTCGAGCGCCGCCTGGTCGCGCCGGCGGACGCGCGTCACCGCGCCCTCGTCAGCCGTGTTTCGGCGCGGGAACGGCCGTCCAGCCCCGCGTCGTCGTGAGGCAGCGACGGCATTCGAGGAACATCCGCGCCGGACGGCGTCGCCGCACGTCGCGGTCTTCGATGCGGAGCATCCACAGATGCCCGTCCCGCCAACAACGGACGCGTCGCGTGATCGTGACAAAGAGCGGCCACCATCGGAGGCTCACGATCGTTCTCGACTGCGTTCAATTAACGCGTCGAGATCCCGCACATCGAGCAGCACGCGACGCGTGCGACCCACGACGCCCAACCCGGTACGGGCGCGTTCCACGGGCAAGCGCACCACCGAGAGCGCGCCCGTCTGAATCAACCGCTCGAGCGTGTCGAGCGAGACCGACAGATAGGTGGCGGCGCCGTGTTTGTCGAGCAGCCGCGGGTGCAGGACCTCAACGTCCGCCAGGGCGTGCGCGCTTTTCACGACACCCTCACGCGTCGTCGTGCGCCGCGCGCCATGTGTTCCCGATGGCGGGGTCGGCGCCGGGCGAGCAGGTCCGGCGCGACGGCGTGCGCCGCGGCGCGTTCGGGTTCGGTCGCCTCGAGGTACTGGCGCAGCTTGTGGAGCGTGCGTTCGAGCGGACGCGCGGTGCGCTTGGCGCGCTTCAGCAGATAGTGGAGCGTGCGCGCGGGGATCTGGCACCCTTTCTCGGCCATGTCATGGGCGAGCTCGTCCCAGGTCCAGTCGCGATCGATCCGATAGGATTCGAGCTTCTCGTATTCGGTCAACATCATTCCGGCCCCGGCGTTAGGAGGGTTGCGAAAAGTACGGTAGCGGGCTTACGAGTTCTTCTTAAGAGGGGTGTATTGCAAGACCAAATAAAGATTTCGTAACTGTCAAAAATTGCAGTGGATGTAGGAGTAATGCTCACTTGGGAAGCGCGGCCGTAGGCCACAAATTCGCCACAAAACCAGCGCGGCGGACCCGGATAATTCTTGCAACCGTTGCAATTACAATGCTTACTACTCGTGGGAACGACGGTGGTGGCACCTATCGTTTGATGGGTGGTTGATAAACCGAAGCGGTAGCTGTTGATTAACGTTCTGTCGGGAATCCTTACAGTGACTCTATGACTTGAAGCGACTCGGTGATTTGAAAGGGGCGAGTAAAAATGAAATCAATGAAATCAACGAATGGTAACGGTGTCGTCGTGCAGCACGCCTACGCGGCGGTCGAAAAGCTCTTAATCCAGCATCAGGGAATCGTGGACGGCGCGCGCCTGGTGCTCGATCTGTTGCGGGCCGAACAGCAGTCCGACAATGCGCCGATCATCGCGGCGACGATCGTGGGCGGCATGGATCGCGGTCGACGTCGGCGGAAGCTGTCGAAGGCGCAGCAGAAACGAGAGACGATCGCGGCGCTGCTCGCGCAGTTCAACCAGGCGACCCCGAGTCGACCCGCGAAGATGGACGCGCGGGCCTTCGGCCCCTATGTGCGACGTGGGTATTTGAAAAGAAAAGGCGACGGCTACGTGCGGACAGTGAAAGCCTTCACCGTATGAAAAAGAAAGGCCCCATCGTACAGGGCGGCGGCTTCTACGGACGCGTGACACCCGACGGCCCGCTCGTCCCGGCGCCTGATGAGGACGCGACGCCGGATGTCTGGATTTGCCGTCGCGTCAGCGACTTCCCTGGTGGCCGCGTCCCCGAGGGCGGGCGCGTCTCGCGCTGCTCGCACTGCTTCGCCTTGATCGTCTTCAACCCGGCCCGCCAGGTCACGGCGCCGAAGGTCTGTATGCAGTGCGCGCAGATCGAGCCGCTGCCGATCGAGCCGCCGTCATGATGAGTCACCTCTACATCCTCGACGCGCACGGTGAGCCCGAGGCGTGTGACGACGCGGCGCAGTGGGGCGAGTGGTTCGAGCGGGCGACGACGACGCGTGAGCGCGTGGTCGCGCACGATCGCGATGAAGGCGCCGACGGGCTCGAGATTCTCGTCTCGACGGTGTTTCTCGGGATCGATCACAACTTCGGCGGCGGGCCTCCGCTGCTGTGGGAAACGATGGTGATGGGCGGGCTGCTCGATGGCCTCCAGATGCGGCATTCGTCGCGCGAGGAAGCCTTTCGCTTCCATCAGGAGGTTTGTCGGCGCGTGCATGCGAGCCTCCACCCGGAGAGGTGATACCCTATAGTCACAATCAAAGGGGCGAGCCAATGGGACACGTCTACCGACAATCGGGTAAGGGCCGATCGAAGAATTACCTGATGAAGTACTACCGCCACGGCGTGCCCGTGGTGGAGAGCAGCCATACCGACAACAAGACCAAGGCCAACAAACTCTGTCGGGCGCGCGAGACCGACATCGATCGCGGCGTCCCCGTCAACGCGAAAGTCGGGCGCCTGCGCTTCGATGACGCCGTGCAGGACGTCGAAAACGATTACGTGATGAACGACTACGATTCGCTGGACGATCTGAAGAACCGGATCAAGCATCTGAAGCCGTTTTTCGGCGGGCGCCGGATGGCGACGATCACGGCCGCGGACGTGCGCGACTACATCACGCATCGGCTCGGGCAGTGGCGGACCTTCAAGAGCGGCAAGAAGCAACGCTGGTCGAAGGCGCAGATCAACCGCGAGCTGTCGGTGCTGAAGCGCGCGTTCAGCCTCGCCCTCGAAACGGGGAAGCTGTTGTTCGCGCCGCACATCGAGATGCTCGAAGAACGCAACGTGCGGACCGGATTTTTTGAACGCGAGGAATTTGATGCCGTCTACGCGCACCTCTCGCCGTTCCTGCAACCGGTGGTCGAGTTCGCCTACATCACCGGCTGGCGCATCGACAGTGAGGTGTTGACGCTCGAGTGGCGCCAGGTCGAGATGCCGCGGCAGGGTCGGCCCGGCACCATCACGCTCTACGTGGGCGAGACGAAGAACGAAGAGGGGCGCGTGTTCCCGATCGTGCCGGGCAGTGATCTTGAGCGGCTGATGGTGGCGCGGCAGGCGGCGCGCGACGTCTGGAAGCAGGCCGGGAAACTCTGCCCGCAGGTCTTTTTTCGCGAGGTCGCCAAAGGGCGCGGAGGCCCGAAGAGTCCGCGCCTGATCAAGCGGTTCAACAAGGCGTGGCTCAATGCGTGTGTGGCGGCGGGGCTCGTGAAGCCTGAAGTCGATGACGACGAGGCGCCGAAGGCGGCGCGGGTGCCGCACGACTTCCGCCGGACGGCGTGTCGCAATCTCGTGCGGGCGGGGGTGCCCGAGAAGGTCGCGCAACAGTTGACCGGGCACAAGACGCGGGAGGTCTTCGATCGCTATCACATCGTGGCGAGCGGCGATCTGGTCGAGGCGGCAGGGCGGTACGACGCGGCGCTGCAGGAACAAAAACGCTAACCGAAACGCTAACCATTCAGGGCGGAATCAGGCGGCAACGGGCGGTGGTAGGCGGCAGAATCCTTAAGGAAAACTGCCAGATCAGGCCTGAAAAATGGCGTGATCGCGGACTGCAAAACCTCCACCCCCGGTTCAAATCCGGGCGGCGCCTCCAAAAATCCTTAGGAAAAACCGCTAATTCAGGCCTGAACCTTTCCCGAAAACGCTAACCGCTAACCGAAACGCTAACCTTTTTTCTTCGGCACTCGGGCGCCGCTACGCGGTCCTAGCAACGACGACCGGCGACGGCGACCGGAGACACGCCGCCGCCGCCGATCGCGGTTTCTGAGGTCTGCCAGGGGCCTCAGAACCCGCTTAGCCGAGGGTGCCGATCAATCCGTAGCAGAAGAGCCCGTCGACGGTGACGCGGGCGCCTTGCGCGAAGTGGTCATCGACCAGCACCGCGGCGGTCCCGATGTTCACGATCGTAAGGTGGCAGGGTTGCACCGCGCGGAACGTCACCGGTCCGCCGTACGCGCCGATCGCAATCTCGCAGAAGCGCCCGCCGTCGATGCACCCGTAGAGTTTCGAGACGTTGCCCGCGGGAATATCGACCGGGTGCCCCTGGTTGAACGGCGACCAGTTCTCACAGCCGACCGGCAGATGCGCGACGGCATTCACCATCGCGTCGGATTGCTCCGCGGCGAGCGGCGCCTCCCACAGATTCGCGCAGCGCGTGTCGGAGTGGAACTCGCCAGGTGGCGTGTTCGCGTTGTACGGGTAGGTGTTGCCGAAGACGCCGTGCCCGGTGTGCTTACACATCAAGCCCGCGCCACAGAGGATGCGGGCGAAGCGCGCACTCGCCAGATTCGCCGGCATCGTTTCCTCGGCGACGCTCGACGCCGGGCCTTGTGGTTCCGTGCAGCCGGGCGCGCCGTGGAGCAATCGAAAGTCCCAACACTGCCGAATGTTGCGCGCGGGATCGGTGGACCGTTCCTCGTGCAGCAGCCCGACGGCACAGTGCGCCGCTTCGGTCGCCTGGTTGATGGCGTCGAGACCAATGTTGCCGAGCCCGACCGCCGTCGGCACGCCGAGCGGCGCCATGATCTGCGCGATGCGAACCGCGTCATCCTCCGAGGCGTTCTGTTCGTTGACCGATTCGATCAAGAGCAGTCGGTGTTGTCGGCCCTCGAGCATCGGCACCATCGCGTGGGCGGCGCCCACCGGATCGTCGCCGCCGCCGGTGACGCAGAGGTGCGTGCGTAACCCGCATTCCCACGCGAGATCGATCACGGGTCCGAGCGCGTAGCCGGGATCGCGCGGGTCGAAACTCTGGCCGTGCCAATTCACCTTGCCGAGAATCCGCACGCAGTCGTGGCCGTGCTCGAACATCCAC